CGCCACTACCGAGCCGGAATAGGTGCCGCCCCGGATGAATTGCCCGGTGAGGTCCGGTGTCGTGAACGAGGTCGTTCCAGCCGTTGCCGTGGTGATGGTGACGCTCGATCCGTCGCACACCGCCCAACCGCTCGGAACCGTGCCCGGATAGAGCGTGATCTCTTTGTGGGCCCGTTCGCCCGGCGCGTACTCCCAGGCCGATGCGGTGCGCCGCCACAGCCGGTAATAGTCGGTCGAATAGAAAAGAAATCCCTCGTCCTTGGAGGTCAGATCGGTGGGGATGCTCGAAAGCGCCGCCCGGTACGTCCCGCTGATGTACTTCCAGATGCGCGCGTTGGTCCCGCTCGAAACCGCCATGTAGAGCACCGTGCGGTCTGTCTCCCAGAAGGTCGAGCCTACGGGTACGCTCGCCGCCGAAACCGATAAGCGCTGCTTGTGGGAACCGGAGAAGGCCTGCGCGGATCCGCTTGTGACGGTCGCGGTGGTGGCCGCGGGACTCTCGAGCTGCCGCAGCCGGTCCTGGAGAACGCGCCACAGCTCCTGCTGATCCTTGGGGATCAAATCTTCAGGAATGGGAATCATTACGCCGCCCTGTGCGTCGGCTGGTCCTCATCCATCGGGAAGTCGATCCATTGCGACATCTCGGAGGACTGCTCCATCGGGATCTTCACCGTCGAAAATTCTGCCGGCGTGGGCGGAATGGGAACCTTCACCGCCGCGTATTCATCCGGGGTCGGTGGAACCGGCACTTTCACAGGCGTGTACTCGTCAGGCGTGGGTGGAATCGGAACCTTCACCGCCACCCAGTCCTCGGTGGGCACGATGTCCTTGAGGTAGTACCACTGCCAGTCACTTGCCTGCCTGCCGAGACGCCGCACATAGAGCCCGACGCGATACACCGTCAGTGATCCGGAAAGGTTCGGGGTGAGCCGCACCCGGATGATGCTGCCCTTGACGGCGCCGCTCAGAACGAATTTGTAGACCTGCCTGCCGCTGGTCGTCGGTAGCGTTTCGGTGTGGCGCACGGCGAGTACTTCGCCAGGAAGGTCTGTCGAAAGCGTGAAGGTCGCGGCAGCCGAGGCTTCGTATTCGATCGAGACGAGCCGGAAGAGTTTTGCGCTCTCGCTCGGCATGTTAAACCCCGAGTGCGATTTCGCCCGAGTCCCAGACGTCGGATTGCGAGCCGAGCAGATACAGCCCGATCACGCGCACCTGCAGCGTCGCTTCGTATGGCCGCAGCACGCCCGTCGATGCGCCGGGGACGTAGCGCACCTTGTAGACACTGCCTACCTGCCCGAGCTGGTGCGTCTTGGTCTGCCGCGTGGTGGTGACGGGCAGCGAGAGATTCTGCGTTGCTGACGGCAGCGCTACCGCCGCGTTCGGCAGGCCGACATAAAAATCGAGCGTGCCCGCGACCGAAGACGCCTCATACAGCGTGGTGATCTCTTTAAATTCAAAAACCTGCCGAATCATGCTATCTGGAGATCACCCATTTACACGCCGGGAGCAAGTTCCGGCGTCTGCCACACGTTCGAGCGCGCGCCTTCGAGGTAAATCCCGATGGCCTTGTAGCGCAGCCGCGCCCCATACAGCCGGAACGTGCCCGAAGTCACCGAGGTCTTGCGCTGAATGACGATTCTCAGTAGTCGCCCCTCGACGCCAGGAGTCTCAATCGTGAACGGCCGCCTTGTGCCCGGTGTGAAATCCCCTGTCTGCCGTATTGCCATCGCGCCGCCCGGCAGTTCCGTCCAGATGGTGTAGGTGAGCGCGATCGTGCTTGCGATGTCGAGCCAGAGAAGCTCCAGACCCTTCACGCGCGGGTCGTTCAGATCGATGATCCCCGAATCCCAGGTGGTCGCATCGCGCGGCTCCAGGTAATAGTGGAGCGCCGCGCTATAAATGACTGTCTCGTAATTGATGCCCGAGGTCGACTCGATATGAATGGCCGCGTTGCGGGCTTCCACGCCCTGCTTGTCCGTCCCGAGCGGGAATGTGGACACGGTGCGCGCCGCGCCCGCCGCAACCGTGGCGACAGGGATCGAGCCTACCGCCAGGTCGGAGGTGTCGCCCGAGTCGAGCTTCAGCTTTACCGTGCAGTTCTGATCGGCCGCGCTGCGCTTGGTCGAGTGTTCGATGACCAGATCGGAGTAGGTTTTCTTGCGGTCCCGGAATCCCTGATCGCGATAGGCCGAGGTCCAGGTGAGCGGGATCGCATTCGCGGTCGAGATTTGTTCGAGCGCCCAGATTGCGCCGTTGGCCGCGCCCAGAAGCTCGCCGTACTGCCCTTCGTCGAACAGCGCCGTGTATCCGCCCAGTCCCGCCGCGTCGGTGGTTTGCGAGCACCAGTTGCCGGTATCGAGATCGCACACGAGCGTCTGATAGGCCGCCGCGCCCGATTCATCGATGTAGGAGTAGTACAGCCGGTTGTTTTTGATCGCGAGGGAATGTTTCTGCCGCACCGCTTCACTGCTTTGAATGGCGATGTTCGGATAGGCGCCCGAGGCGAAGGTGATGCCGTCGCGCCAGATGGTTTCGAGCTTGTCGCTCATCGAGCGGTTGACATCGCCGTTGTTGACGTAGATGCCCTCCTGCCCCTGGAAGTAGTCGAGCCCGCCCCGCGTAGCAATCGCCGCCGCGCCGATCAGACCGAGCGAGGCATTGGTCCGCTCCAGGCGGCCCGAGTCGCAATCGCCGTACAGCCGCCAGATCGAGCGCTTTTTGTAAATCCGCAGATGTGACGGATGCTGGACGATCCGGATAATTTCATCGCTCTCGTCGCCCACGTCGAACCAGTAGGTCGAGGGAAAATGCCAGGGCTTATTGGGCTTGGTGTAAAACACCCGGTTTTTGTGCGCGCTGGTGCAGTAGGCAACCAGCCGCTGATAGTAGGGACCCTCCAGGCCTGCGGCAGAGGGTGGCGCGTCGTGATCGGTTTCGAGCACGATGCCCCGGCGCGTCACTTCGAGGTCGGAGTAATCGCCCGCGCCGGTATCGTCGAACGATGTGGTGGCAACCGGCAACTGCGCCACGCGATAGGCTTCGGGCAGCGTGTTGCCGACGCGGTAGACATTCCACAGGGTCACGCGCGCATCGGTGTGCGCGGTGGGCGTGATGCGAACCGTGAGATTGGAACCGGATGGCGACGCAGTGACGGGATTGGTGGGATTGGTTTCCTCGCCGAGCGCGGTTTCATAGGTGACGTAATACTCATACGTCTGCCCGTCGACCAGCGAGCCGCCCGCCTGCAGCGATTGCGAGGGCGCGGTCGAAACCGCCGCTACAGCCCAGGTATTCGAAGTGCCGCCGCCGTTCCAGCACTGCTGGAGATCCGGCGTCATGATCCACAGGAAGCCTGCAAACGAGGCCAGGCCGAACGGCTTCAGGTCGCTCGTGTTGAAGGTGTAGGCGCCCGATGTTGGCACGATCTGCGTGGTGCCGTTGTAGAGTTCGTCGTCTGCCCCGTAGATGCGATTCTGACCGTGCCGGTAAATCGTGTGAATCAGGCCGGAGGGCGCAACGCTCGATGTCATCGACTGACGCGAGCGCAGGCAGCCGTGCCGGTCGGTGCGGAAGTTGTGCATCGCGATCGAATCGCTCCCCACGCCATCGGTGGGCAGAGCGAGATTCAGCGATCCCGGTTGTACGATCTCGACTTGTTTCCTGTACGCCATTACTCTGCTGCTTCCCAGTACCTTCCGAAGATTGCCGCGTAGAGTTTGCACCGTTCGCCGGCATGGATCGCCGCGTCAAGCATCATGCCGTCGCCGTCGCGCTCGCGCGCTTTCTCGATCACCCGGTAACGGATGTAGTCGCCGAAGATTCCCGGTCCCGGAGCGGTGTCGCTAATCAGTGCCAGCGGGGAATCGGGAGCGAGCGGTGACCATACCGGCCCTTGCCAGTGATGCCGCACCACGCCGCCCGTGCCGTCGTCGTTGGGCATCGGGTAGAGCGTGAGGATCTCGACGCCTGCCACATCGGATGCAAAGTGTGTCGGCTCGTCATCGGCAGCCGTGCGCCAGTCAGAGTCGCGCGCTTCGAGTTCCTGGACGTTGATGCCGCGCAAGCTGCGGCCCTCGTGCGAGACATGGATCACCGAGAGAGTGCGCGCCGGCATCTGGAAGCTGGAGCTTCCGCCATAGACAGCCAGGTCGTCGCGCGAAACGTTGACCCCGAGCGCGCCGAGCTGCCGCGCCGCTTCTTCCGCGAATTCGAGCAGTTCTTCTTGCGTCCAGAACACCAGATCGGTGTAGCTCGACGCATTCAGCGCGGGCAGCAATTCCTCAAGGATGTCGGGATAGGAAATCATGCAGCGATCCTCTTGCGTTTCTTCACCACTTCCCCGATCAGCCGCGAGCGGTCAAAGGCCCGCAGCTCGAAAGGCTCGCGGTCGTACTGGAGCGTCTTTGAGCGTGCCCGCACCGTGTCGGCGCACTGTTCCGCCGCATCCAGGAAACGGGTCAGGCCCTTCACCGAGCGCTCCAGCTCCGCACCGCCGTCGTTGAGGCGCAGCGTGGGCAGGGCGTAGTCGATCAGAAACTGGTGGTACTGCGAGGGAATGTCGGGCGATTGCGAACCGCTCGTCAAATCGCGCGGTGTCGCCGCATAGGTCATCTCAAGCGACACGCCCGCAGCCGAGGGCGCCGGATACGCAAACAGCAATTCAAAGCCGACGACGCCATAGCGCAGCGTGGTGTTCGATCGCGCGTTCTGCCACTCCCGGTCGAGCGCATCGAGTTCGGCGAGCCGTGCGGGTTTCACCCGCGTGACGGCGCCGGCATTCGCCGTCGCTTCGTCGAAGGTGACTTCATCGAAGGTCGGCACGTCGAATTCGCTCACTCCGGTCGCGAGCGGCCGTTGCGCGCAGCGTAGCGGCACAAAGAAGTCGGGGAGCTGGACCGAAGCCTGATACCAGACCTGGTTAGCGGTGAGGTCGAAGCGGTCGGTGCGTTCGATCGAAAGCGAGATCGCCGCAAACAGGCGCTGCCCTTCATCGAGCGCGCGGATAACCTCTGCCTCTGTCACCGCGACAGGCTCCGAGGTCGATTCCGCGAGACGGCGCAGCGTCCGCTGTGTGAGTTCCGAGCGGGTCACGGCGATACGCTCCTAGCCGGGTCAATTGTCACGGGAGAATGGACACCCAGGCGTAGTTATCGGATGCGTCCTTGCGGCAGGCCTCGAAGGTGTCGGCGACTCCCGCGCCGCCCGCGACGTAGTGAATGTTGCCGCCATGATCCGCATCGCAGGACGGCTTGCCGGCTGTCTCGACGCGGATACCGCCGTCTGACGGGACCATGAAGCGCCGGTAGGCCGTGCCGGACTGCTTCGTCCAGAATTCCATTGCGCCCTGGTACTGGCCGCCTTCGGCAAAGCCGCGGAAACCCACGGCAGCCGCGCCCTTGATCGTGCCGCTTTCTGAAATCTCGCCTTCCGCCGTCGCGATTCCGTTTTCTCCCGCGCCGATCCACAGCGTTTCGCCGCCTGTGGTGTCCGTGCCCGCGACGTTGCCCATCTCGAGGAACAACTGCCGCTCGGTTGTGTGCGGCCAGGAAACGTTGGCGTTTTCGACGCTGTAGACCGTGCCGGTGATATCGGTGGTGTTGGAGTCGAACCGCAGCCCTCGCACATAGAACCCGCTGGTAACGCTCTGATTGATAGCGGTGGCGTTGGAGCGGAACGCCGTCCCGGTCACATTCCACAAAGCGACGGTCGATTCGTTCAGGATTCCAACCGTCGAGTTGTTGAAAAAGGTTCCGCCCGCGATGTTGATACTTGCGCTTGCGGCCGTGCCCGTGCGTACCCGCATTCCGGTCACGTTGGCCGAAACCCAGGTGCCGCTCAAACCCAGGTAGCCGTTGTTGAAGCCTTCGTTGATGTCGATGCCGATCGAGGTCGAGGAGTCGATGGTGGTCGTTCCGTCGAGAAAGATTTCCCGGTTCGATTCCGCCGCGAGCGTCTGGTCGAGCAACAGGCCCGTGCCGTTGGCGATGATGTCGGCCTGCGTCACATACAGCCCGCCGAATCCGCCGCCCACACGAATGCCGACAGTGGAATTCAGCAGCCGCGAATTATGGATGTAGAGGCCTGCTTTCGCGCCCGCGCCCACGGTGCCGTTCACTCGCACCGCGTCGTTGTCGGCTACCGCCTCGACGTGATCCATGTGAACGTTGTCTACCTCGTCGAACCACACGCCGTGATACAGCGTCGACACTGAATCGTCGCCCTGGATCTTCAAATCGCGCAGCACGGACCACGTTGTTGAATACAAATGAATGGCCGCGCCCGCCGTCTGCTGCACCGTTGAGTAGATCGCGAATTTTTCCAGATGCACGCCGCGCCGGTAGGAACCCCCGCCCCCGCCATCCACGGAAATCAGATCGTCCGCGAGGTCGCTCGGCCAGGTGAGCTTGCTCGCGCTGAAGCCCTGCCCGACAAGTGAAATCGAATCGCGCGGGAAGCTCAACTTGCCGCGCATGGTGATGGTGCCTTCGTCCAAAATCACCTGCATCGGATCGGAGCTGGAATAAAACGCTTCCTGAATGCCCGCCGTCGCGCTCGCAACCGTCCATGCGCCCGAATGCGCGTTGGCGGGCGTGAATTGAACCGTTCCCGTGGTTGCATCCGAGGTACAGGTGCCTCCGGTGATGAGAACCGGCTCCGCGGTTCCGGTGCCGCCCGAGACATACAGATAGTGGTTGGTGTTGGCGCCCGCCACTCCGGTGGGGCAGGGGGTGAGCGTTACCGAAGCTCCCACGCCTGCGCTGAGGGTTCCGCCCGGAGCCTGCGCCGCGAAGTCGTACTGCGTGGCCCAGATGCCGAGATTGCGGAACTTGGCCCCGAGCGCTGCCTGGACTGCCTGCATCTCTTCCGAGAGCGCGTTGTGATAGTAGCCGCCGATCTGCCCGCGAACCGATGCATCACTCGCATGAGTGGCGGCCGTGGTTCCGTTGAAGCCGCGCCCGCCGCTGCAGGCGGTAAGCGTGTTCGAGGCCACGCTGCAGATTTTGATCTGCTCGCTATCGATGGTGACCAGCATGTTCGCCCCGAAGCGCGTGCCCGAGGCAACCGGGATGGTGAGCGTCGAAGCATCGATCTGAGCGGTAAGCGTCGAGTCGGCGCGATCGCGCCCTACCAGCAGCTCGGCATCGGTGACGACAGCGCCGGGGAATGATGCGGTCTGCGCCGCGAGAAAACACGGCAGTAAAAAAGAAATAAGAATTCGTTTCATGGCATTTGCAATCTGCGGAGGATGGTGCGGAGGTCGCCGGTCGTGCGCTCCCATTCGGCGCGCATTCGGACCGGCTCGCACTTGCCGTAGCTGGCCGTGCGGATCATCTGCTGAAGCAGCTTCGCGAAGCGGCCCTCGTGATAGTCGGCAGCGGTCCAGTTTTCCTTGTGCGCTTCGCCCGACGCCTGCACGCCTTCGATCAGGCAGGCAGGCCGCACCCAGGGCAGCAGCGTGTTCGATGTGGTCCCGGTAGCGAAGGTGCTCTCGTCGGCGACGTACTCGATTTCGAGTGAGGTCACTTCAGACGGAGCAGGGAATACTTCGATCTGGGCATTCGGCGGCGAGGATGCGTCGTCGTAGGTCAGCCGGTATTCGACCGGCATCCCGAAGGTGACGCCTACCTCTTCGTTCGCCTCACGGCGCGTGATCTGGCCGAGCGGCCCGTTCTGCAGATCGGTAACGGCCTGCAGCAGCCGCACGGCAGCCGGCAGCGCGATGACGCTCCGGTATAGCTTGTAGCTATACGAGCCGGTGGTTCCTTCAAAGGCGCGGTCGAGCGTGCCCGTGGTCCCGCTGACATAGGTGAAGCTATAGACTTCGTTGCGTGTAGCGACGTACAGCCGCGCGCCCGTGTGGGTGGAGGTAAAGGTCGTTCCGGTGCCCGTTACCGCAGTGGAGCCCTCGGTAAGCGCAATGGAGCCGGTTTCATACGGCGCCACGGTCTGCACGATGGTGCGCAGCTCGCGCCGCCGCCAGGGAATCTCGTCGAGAATTTGGGTGTAGCGGTCGCTGATCCAGCCGTCAATGAGGTCGTGATCGAGCCCCGGCAGAAGTTTGGCGATGCGGAATCGGAGCGTACCGTAGGTCACGCCAAGCAATCACCAAAACGGGCATAGACCGTTAGTACTGGTTCTTGTGAATGCGCTGGAAGCGTGCTAAATTGCGCATCGGTCTGAGGGCGGCTGGCGCGCGGATAACGCGCCGCTCGGAGGTGCCGCCCCAACCATGCAAAGCGCGGCATCGGAGGCCGCACTCGATGGCTATTTTCAAACTAGCAATGTTTTTCTTTGCGACGGCTGTTTTGTCGTTCGCAGATCCTTTCACCGTCACCCGCAAGGATTGCTACCAGGGGTTCCATTACCCGGACGGATCGCTCATCGAAGACACCATGTGCTCGGTTACGCCGATCCCGGCATATCGGTATCTTGACAACGGCTACACGCTCGAAATCAGCGCGGTCGCCGAAGCGTATCCCCCCGCGCCCCAAGACCCGCGCAATTATCAGCTCGGAATGTCGGATCTCAGCTTCGCGATCGACACGCATGAGCAGCCGCAGGTTAATTCGGACGGCGCTTACACGCGGCTTGTGACCGTCACCTATGAATCGGAGGTCGAGGGATGGGTGTTCGGTTTCAACGGGCAGAACTGGGTGCAGGGCGTAATCCCCTGCTGCAGCCTGAATCCCACCATTCGCATCGGAGCCTGGGCAGGCGGCAACATGGGCAACTATCCGCGGTCGAGCTTCACGATGCGCGTGAACGCGATCATGTGGGTTCCCGGCGACGACGGGACGTTCGACAGCGGCAACATCATTCCCATCCGCCCCTTCCTGGTCGGCTCCGAGCGCCCCGAATTTGTCGACACGCCGGAACCGGCGACGCTTCTGCCCGCCGCTCTCGCCTGCGGCCTGTTCGTTATTCGTCGACGTTGGCGAGCGGCTGGTAGCGGCCCTCTGCCACTGTTGCGCCTGCCTTCCGGTAGGCGAGCTTGAACTGGTATTTCCCCGCCTGATAGTCGGGGATCGTGACACTGCACGGGCTCGCGTCACAGTCGACGGGCGTGAGTTCCGTGCCGTGCTGATCCTTGAGCGTGATCCTCACTTCGTCCGCGTCCGTTACGTCACCGAGCCGGAAACTGATGCTGACGGTTCGCGTCGGCGCCTCGCGCGGATATTCGGTGTGCGCGTCTGCCGAAGGCCAGGAAAAGATGCCGCCGAAGCCGAGCGCGAAACCGAGGTATTTGTCCACTCTGTATTGGTTTTCGCCAGACGTGTAGGTTTCTTCAACCAGCGTGAGGTAGTCCCCGTCGCAGTAGGCCGCGTACTCGCCCGTGCAGGTGTAGCCGGATTTCCCCCACATGTGCCCCCAGTACCGCAGCATGGCGGTTCGGATCGCCGCCTTGCGCGTCGAGTCTGTCTCCAGCAGGTAGGCGGCCGACATAGCTCCGGTGATTTCGGCGATCATGCCGCGAGCGCCGCCCAGGTCCGACAGGCAGCCGCCCGGAATCGCTGCAATGGTTGCAGGCATCACGCCGTAATCGCTCTCGAGTTCGCATCCGGCCATGTGGCGCGCAAAGTACAGCCCGCCCGTCAACGGATCGTAGGCATAGTCGATGATCCATTGCGCGGCATCGCTCAACATGGTTGCAGCGTCGGCGTTGGGCGAACCGTCGAGCACGGTGGCCCGGTGCGCCATGAACAGCGCGCGCATGATGATCCCCACCATGAACGGCTGCACGCGCGATCCCGTGGCCCCAGTACCGTCAAGCTGAAATTCGTAATCGCCGGTCGCGCCGGTCCAGGGTTCATAGGGCACGCTGTCCCTGTCGGTCGACAGCGAGAACGCCTTGATGTTGAAGTGCGTCGAATCGACGTATTCCGGCCAGTAGAACGCGCGCCCGAAGTCGTCGCTGTCGGAAAGCGATGCGTCCATGTCCGGCGTCAGCTTGGGATAGAAAGCGGCCGTGACGGGCACTACCTGCCACCGCGTGCCGTTGTAGTAAAGCGCAACAGGCTCGTTCGCCGTCAGCCTGTAGTCTGTAAAACCAAAAGTGGTGTCGTTGAGCGCCAGCACCTGCTTCGAGCCCAGGCCGTCGACGTTGATGTTCAACCCCGAAGTGCTGTTGATGGCGACCGGAGGCACGAACGAGATCACCATGCCCGTCGTATAGGCGGTTGTCGGCGGTGTCGTGCCGCAGGTGAAATTCGGCGCGGTGCCGGTTCCTACACAGAGCGGCCCGAGCTTTCCATCCAGGCCGAACTGGATCGGGAAGTTGGCGTGGTGCGGGTGCGCGGCGGGGAACGTAAGCGGCCCGTTGATCATCTCGGCGGTATAGCTCCCGTTGGTAAGCCGCACCTTCCAGTTGGATTTCGAGTACGTAGCGTGTGTGGGTCCGAGCGCGTAATAGATGCCGGATCGCACGCCTCCCAAAGCTGGAGGGAACTGTCCCCAGGTCAGGTCGACCCAGATATTGGTGTTCCGGCCGTGGCACACCCGGTACGGCGATGTGGAGCCGTCGCAGCGTGTGTTCATGAAACCGTCGATCGCGGTATCGAGAACTGTCAGCCACGCTTCCCGCTGCGTGTTGTCGGGATCTCCCATCGCGCACATCGACAGGAACGCCAGCGCATAGCCCGCCTCGCGGTTCCCGGCTCCGTCCGCGCTGTTCGACTCGTCGATGTAGTCGCAGACGTACCGGATTCCGGTCCAGAATTCCGGGCGGCCCGCGTCGCCGAGTTCCGTCTCTAGCGCGCGGATCACGATGGAGCCCAGGTTGACGTCCCGCCATTCCTGCCGCGTCCCGTCGTTGGTGTGGTGATAGGTGCCGTTCAGGTTGTGGCGGAACGGCAGGCCCTTGTTGATCGATACCGGGTTGGTGTAGTTCCGGTCTGCGATGTAGCGGGCGCGGGTCAGATACTTGGTCAGCCCGGTGCGGTAGTACATCGCGTAATAAGCCAGGCCGGTGTCGTAGAAATCAACCGCAGAGGGACCCGCAGCGCTCCAGGCGAGAATCGGGCTCGGCGTTCCCGTGAAGTAGCTCCAGTTGCGCCCGGTGAAGCTGGTGCCCTTGGGAGCGCCCACATTCAAGGCCGTGCTCAAGGTGATCTCGGTATCGGACTGGCAGCTTGCGACGCTCGCATAAAGCCAGCCGCTCTCGCCGTTGGTTGAAACCACGCCCGAGGCATAGCCGCCTTGCACAGCCGATACGCCGCCGCCCTGATAAGCCGGATAGGAAACCATCACGGTTGCGCCGCTGATGGGCGAGGTGCTGCCGGTGGCGCACACCGTGCCCTGAAAGTCGCAGGTACCGCTATCGCAATACATCTTGGTGCCGGGATTCGGCGAGACGGTGGTGTCGCTCTGCGCGATCGTGACCGTGCCGCCGCCCCAGTTTTCCTCGTCGTAGTCCCAGTACCCCTTGCGGTCGGCATTGGTCACCGTGCCCCAGATGGCATCGAATTCATCGGCCGAACTGGTGGCTGCTGTATCCATCCAGGAAGTAGGGCTCATTCCCGGCGCGATCAGAGGCCCGACGATCGCCTCGACTGCATCGGGCGTGTCCGGAGGATAGATCACGATGCCGTCGCTGTTATAGGCCACTGCGCCATGCGTCACCGTGCAGGAGGTCGACTCCAGGCTGGCGCTGTCGGTGACTTTCGCGCGCAGCACGTACTGGCCGAACACGGTGTTTTCGACACTGACCGTCACATCGTCGGTGTCGTTGTCGACGAATAGCGGATTCGAGCCTGCAGGGAATTCATCGAGGTTCCAGGCGTAGGTAATGGCGCCGCTGTCTTCGAGGTTGCGCGCGTAGGTGTCGGAGGCGTCCGCTGTAATCCTCGTGCCGGTACGAAAGACCTGGGTGTCGCCCGCATCGCACACAGGCCCGTAGGTGGGCGTGGTAACCGTGCAGGGCGCGGTGCCGCCGCCGCAGCCGGTGACATCGGCATCCCAGGTTATGTTGCGCGCGGTGGCTCCGGGGCCAACGTGATCGTCAGCGCCAAGCTCTGCCGTCGTTGACCCGGTGAACTCGTAATTGAAGAGATCGCCCTTTACCGAAGCGGCGGGCGGGATGCTTCCCATATCCACCGCGGTCGAGAAAATCCTGAGATATGCGAGGTCGACGCCGTAGCCAGCCGCCCCACCGCATACAGCGCCGGGGGTGCAGTTCGGCCCGATCGTTACCGTTCCGCTCGGTACCGCTGACATCGTTGTCGTGCCGCTCGTTGGCACCCGCAGGGAGGTGAGTAACGCCGGCCCGTCAGCGGGCTCGATGTTCCATATCTCGCAGGTGTAGTAACCAGACCCTGCCGAGGTCACGACGCGCTGCATCCTGACTTCGATGTCCATTGTTTCGGGAATGTTGTCTTCGCGCATCGCGGAGCCTGGTCCAGTGAGGCACCCGGCGTTGGTGCCGTAATCAGGCCGCTGCAAGACGAAGTGCATTACGTTTGGAACCTGCACCACGTAGGCATATGGATTGCCGGATGTCGCGCGGGTGAGGTTCTTCGCCCTGAACTCGATGCGGAACGACGCGGCGTTCGTGAAGGAAGTCCCAGAGCAGGTTTCTCCGGCCTGGCAGCTCAACGAAGCCGTTCCTGTCTTTTCGGCAGGCAGGGTGAGAGATGTCCCCGCCCACAGCGAGGGAACCAGTGCGAGAAGGAAAAGAGCGCGCTTCATGCTACTGCGTCGTCGCCCCTTGTTCCCAGGAAATGAGCGCCATCATGGGCGCCACGTTCGCCGATGTGCGCGTGTTGCAGCCGAAGAAAACCTGCGTCGGCGCCCCACCCGAGAAATTGCCCGCCGCTCCGCTTGTCTCTGAATGCCAGAGCGTCCAATTGACGCCCCTGTCCAGGCTGAAGCTGATCTGCCGGTTGGTGCTGTTATCGTCGAGCTTCACGGTGACAGGCCCGACAAGGCGGGGATTGGTGCCGATCGCGGTTGCGTTCGACGCGCTGACGACGGCCCAGTCCGCTCCCGCGTACAGGCTTTGGACGGAGATGCCGGATGTGCCCGTGTAAGAGACAAAGGCTTGATAGGCCATCATCGTCTTGCCGTCTGCGGTGACCTTCCAACCCACTCCGCAGTTAAGTAAGGCGTGATTCACGCTCAGAGTCTCGAATGTCGCGATGATCGAGTACGACGCGCCGGGTACGGCCTTCTGGTAGCCCACCATTGAGTTTCCTGCGCCGGTTGCGCCCACCATGCGGATATAGCCGTTGGCTTGGGTTGCCGAACCGCCTGTGCCGAAGGCCGTGAAATCGGCGAGCGTCGCCGGGTACGCCTGCATCCCGCGATAAAGATACGTCCACGAGCTGCCGTCGCAGGTGGCCGTGTCGAGGTAGGGGGAATTCGTGAAGTGGTACACCGCGCCATCCGCCGATGCGTCGCAGGTGGGCAGCGATGCGAACGCGTCCGTGGTCGATGTGCTGCCCGCGCTGGTGCCCGCAAACTTCTTCCAGCGATCCGTGCCGGTGGCTTCAAACACCAGCTCGTAGGTCTGATCTTCGGTGAGAGTCGCGTTCGTCGTTCCATCGGATTCGTAAATCCCCAGTGCCCCGAGGCTGTGCAGATTGAGAGAGCTTGCCCCGGAAGCCGTCGTGTCCGGCGTGAACACGATGCGCATTCCGCTGGTTGTCGGATAGGCGGCAAGCGCGGGCGAGAGCGTGCCGGTGTAGGTGTCGGTGCCCGAGCTGGTCACCGCGACAACGTGATCGGCGCCCGACTGCGCCTGTGTGCGCGACAGAATCACGGCATCGTTCACCGCGATCTGATCGGTCATCTTGGAGCCGGTGTCGTTGAAGATGCGCGTGATGCCGTAGCCGTCGAGAGCATCGAGCGTGGCCCGCGGCGATCCCTCGGTGACGCCTTCCTGCTGGAACGTCAGACCTGCGCCCCCGGTGCAGGGCTCGTACTCAGTGCCGCCTGCAGCCAGACACCAGGTCTGTCCCTCCGTGGGCGTTCCCGAGAGCGGAATTCCATCGAAGCTGGTCGCATTCTCGCTGTCGGTATCGGCGTGTGCGGCCGTGCGGAACACGCTGCCGTCATAGAGGAGCTGGTAGGTGTTCCCCGCGACGAACAGCCCGTCCGATGGGTCTGTCGTTCCATCGGCGAGTTTGATGGCTTTCGCGGCCAGCGCGCCGCCGTTGTCGATATCGACGGTGGCCGCGCCCGTATTGGTGGTGTTGACCTTCAGGTAAACCGCCATGCCGGTGGTGAGCGCCGTAATCGCGGGTGAAGTGGTGCAGCTATAGGTATCGTTCGCCCCGGAGTCAGGACAGTACAGGCGGGCATTGGCCTGCAACTGCGCGTCGGTTACGCCGGAAGCGCCCGCGCCCGTCGAGCACGGGATGTAGCGGTTATTCGCCGAATCGAGACACCATGTCTCGCCGTCGACGGGTGTGCCGATCAGCGGCTTGCCCTTGAACTTGTTCGCGTTGGTCGATTGCAGCGCAATCTGTGCCGGGAGGCTTGCCGACGCAAGCAGGATTAGAAAAAGAAGGCGTTTTACCACGCCGGGGAATCGCCCGCTCGAAGCCGAAGGCTGAAACGCGGCGAGCTTAAAACAACTGCGGAATATTGATGATGGCGGGAACCGGATCGGGATCATCGGGCGCGCCGCCGCCGCCCGCCGTGTAGAAGAATTCGCCCGGTTCTCCGTTGCGCCAGTAGTCGGCGAGCGCGGTCGGCTGCGCGACCGAGGCCGGCTCTCCGTTCCGCCAGTAATCGAATGTCATCGCCATTGGGGATACCCTCTATTCGCGGGTCACTTTCGTAGGAAGCTGTGCCATAGTGTTATGCGTCGAATAGAGCGATGCCGTCGCCGGCCGCAGATCGGCTGATGAGCCGGATGGTCACAACGCCTTTAGAGGTCGGAGTGAAGTTCAGTTGCAGCTCCTCCCAGGTATCGGCGGCATCCGTCATCGTGGCTGTCGCATCGGACACGCCGCACCCGCCGCCGTTCAGCACCGCAATCTGCGGCTTGTTCGTCGTGCCGTGGTTTGTGTCGTAGCGCGCCCGAACCGATACGGTGGTGCTCGCCGCATCCACCCCGAGCGTGAAATCGTGATAGCCGGGTCCGGTGAGTTTGTACGCCGAGCCGCCGCCTGTGTAGACGGTGGATGTTTCCCGGGTCGCGATCTTGCCGCGCTCGAATGCGCCTACCGCATAGCTGGTTGAAGCTCCACCCGAGGGACGGCTTGCACCTAGAATGTCCTCCGTGGGACCACTTGCCTGCGCGCCGAACGCGAGGAACGGCGAGCCGTCCATCGGCATCAGGAACGGCCGCGGCTGCATTTTCCACAGCCAGTCGCAAAGCGAAAACATCAGTGCGTAGTTGCGGCTGGAGATGCTGTTGCTGCCTGCCGTTACGTTGGTCCTCGCCGTTGGCGCGTGCAAGACGTTGTAATCTTCGATCAACTGTCCCGAGGTGCCAGCAGAAAGGGCCGTGCTGCTTGCCAAGACGACGGAGTTGTAAATCGTGCAGGGGATTGAAGTTGAGATCGTCGAGCCGGGAACGCTTACCGGGAGTGCTCCAAAAAAGGTGCAATTCCACGCGGCTACCCCGCCGCCCTTGAATGAGTTTGCCCCGGAGCCGCCGACGTTGAGCTGCGCACCCAGGAACAGGCAGTTTTTGTAACTGATGCCGGCGTTGTAATCCGCTGTTGTCGAGGTCGGAAGTGTGTTTACAACGGTACTGGCAACCGGATTGAAGAAGACGCACCGCTCAAAGAGCACCGCGGCGTCCACATCAACCGTTCCCGTTAGATTCACAATAGCCACGTTATTCACATGGTTCCCCGGAAGGAAACAGCAGTCCTGGAATGTGCAGTCTCGAATTGTCGCCAACAGAGCCGCCGTTTGCGAGCCAACGATTAGAAAGTTCTTCCAGGTCAGATAACGGCGACTGGTCAAAGTTAGCGTTGCCGTTGCGCTCGGCGCGGTCTTGTCATCGGTCGTGAATCCGGTGATGATGACCCTGCCGGAATCTCCCGTGTACTGTCCGGTTACGTCGCCAATGATGTTAATGTTCGACGTTGCCGTGAAATTCGGCGTCACAGTCTCGCGGTAGGTCCCCGCGCCGACGTACACGTTATGACCGCCGCCCGAGATCGTTGTCAGTGCCTTCGTAACGGTCAGCCATGCATCGGCGGGCGAGGTTCCGCCGTTGCTGTCCGATCCGGTTTTTCGGACGTAATAGTCTGCCACTTACATTCCTGCCTTTTTGTAGAGGAGGTAGGTTGCGATCGCCTCGACCAGCTCCCTGCGCTGCGTGGAGTCGAGAGAAACCGTCGTGTTGAAGACGAACACTTCCCGGTTCGCGCCCGTCACGTCGGCGAGCTGCTCGCCCGACTGCGAATCGTGGACCGTTGCGCTCAGGGCAAACTGATGCACGTTGCGCCCCGCGGTGCCCAGGTAGTTGATGTCGAAATTGCGGAAATCTGCCATGTGGTTAAATCGTGCGCCGGTAGGCGAAGGTGAGGCTCACCAGCTCCGCGGTCGCGGCGAGACTGTCCGATGCGTGGTCCGGATCGCGCAGAAACTTGAAATAGAGTTGCTCGCCAGCCGCGCAGCCGGTGACGGTTACGCTCGAAACGATGAAATCGTTCAACTGGTTTGCCGTGCCTTTGGCCGCGTCGGTGGCGGTCGAGGCCGTGTTCCACGAAGGGCCGCCCGTTCCTCCATTGCCGGCCGTCTCTCCATCGGCTACGCACGCCGTCTGCACCTGCCACACGACACTGCCGGATGTCTCCGAGGTGCGCCACTTGCCTACCAGCACCAGGCCCGTGATCCAGTCGGCAGGCAGGTAAAAGTTGCCCTGCACGCTTAATGCGCTTCCGCCGTCCGCAAACTGCGCCACGCCGAATTGCAAATTGTCGCCGGTTACACAAGCGGCTACTGCCGGATTCGACGCCGGCAGCGAAAACCCGAGGCTTGCGGTGGTGTTCTGGCAGACTCCGGGCGTGTAGCCGACGTATTGCAGCATCGTGCGAACCGTGTTCAGGCGGAACGCGGCGCCGTCGTAGATCAGCAGGTAGGTGTTGCCCGCGATCAGATCGCCGTCTGCAGGGTCGGTCGAGCCGTCCTGCTTCTTGATCGCTTTCGCCGCGAGTGCGCCGCCGCCGTCGATGTCGACGGTCGCCGCGCCCGTGTTGGTCGTGTTTACTTTTACGTAAACCGCCATGCCGGTTGTCAATGCGGCGATGGTTGGAGTGGTCGTGCAGCTATAGGCATCGCTTGCGCCCGCATCGGCGCAATACAATCTCGAATTCGCCTGAAGCTGCGCGCTGGTCAGATCGACTGTCGGAGGCGTGCAGGGTTCATACGAGGCCCCGCCCGTAGCCAGACACCAGGTCTGTCCATCGGTCGGCGTTCCCGAGAGAGGGATGCTGTCAAAGCTGGTTGCATTCTCGCTGTCGGTGTCGAGGTGGGCGTTCACGCGGAACACCGAACCGTCGTAGATGAGCTGGTAGGTTGCGCCCGCGGCCAGCAGTCCATCGTCCGGGTCGGTGGCGCCGTCGATGAGCTTGATGGCTTTCGCGGCGAGCGCGCCGCCCGCATCGACGTCGACGGTGGCCGCTCCGGTATTGGCGGTGTTTAGCTTTACGTAAACCGCCATGCCGGTGGTGAGCGCCGTGATCGCGGGTGAAGTGGTGCAGCTATAGGTATCGTTCGCGCCGGAATCGGGGCAATACAGGCGCGCATTCGCCTGCAGTTGCGCGTCGGTGACGCCGCCGCCTCCTCCTCCTCCCGAGCACGGGATGTAGCGGTTGTTGGCCGCGTCGAGACACCACGACTCGCCGTCGACGGGTGTGCCGATCATCGGCTTTCCCTTGAGCTTGGTGGCGTTCGAAGAGGTAAAGGCCGGCTGCGCGAGAGCGATACCGGCCAATGCGAAGAGAAGCAGTAGCAGCCGCTTCATCGCCGTTATCCCCTCGGCTCTTTGCGCATGACGAGCGTGATCGAGCGATCCGCGTCCTGGTTGACGGCGCTTCCGGTCGTGCCCGAGCGCAGCTTCAGGAACCGCACGCCTGCGAAATTTGCGCCCTCTACGGCGATGGCGCGTGAAGCATTGGCAATGACCTTCACTTCGTTGCCGCTCTCGTCGTAGAGATCGGAGAAAGTGCCGTCGTCGGACTGCGAGGTCTGGAAGGTGATGTCGGCCGCCGTCCAGCTCGCCGGCATCAGGATCTGCACGGGCACGCCCGCGCCGCAGTGGATGATCCCGGACAGGCTTGCGCCGCTCGCGATCGTTACCGTCGCGTCTTTGAAAACGTTGCTCATCGGTCAGCTCCTTTAAGCCGCAGCCTGGAAGTAGAACAGGCTTACTTCGATCACGCCCGCGGTCAAATCCTCCGTGCCAACGGTGATGCTGATCGAACCGGCCGCGCTCATCTTGAACGAGCTGGCTGCCGTGAACACGGGAACCGTTGCCACGAGCGAATCCGCCGAGAAGGTCGCAATCGCCGTTGCCGCCTTGATCGAGGTCGCCGAAGATCCCGCGGTGGTGCCGACAGCGATCGTGGCCGAGCCGCCCGAGGTCGGCGCGGTGGTGGCGTTGATGATGCCGCCCACGACGATCGCGTTGTCGGGAATGACCGCTGTCAGCGCCGGGGTAATCTCGCCCTGCGCGCCGCCATCGGTGGCAAAGTCGTAGATCGCCCGAGCCACCTTTAAGAACCCGCCCGCTCCGGTGCCGGAACCGGCGACGGATGACATTACGCCCGCGGCGGAAACGCTCGCGACAACCGTGCCCGCTGAATTCTTGAACTCCGCGATATTCGCGGTCTGCCCCGCGACTGCCTGTGCTTCGAGGTTCGAGGCGGCAAGGTTCGCTGCGTTGGTCGACGGGTGCTTCAGCAGAAGCGATTTGAATCTGGTTTTATTGAGTGCCAATGTGTTTGTCCTTCATCTGCCGGCCACGCGGGACACGCATGGCTCGGGATACTGCTTGTACAGCCGGTAATCGCCAGCAGCAGGTGCGAGGATTAGAAGCGCTTCAGGAAGTCGTGCGGGAGCTTGTCGCGTTTGGCCGCATTGCAGCTCGGACAGGCGAGCACGAGGTTCTCGGGGTAGTTGGAGCCGCCTTTCGACAGCGGTATCCAGTGATCGATCTCGAACGCCTCATCGATTCGCGTGCGGCAGTATCGGCAACGGCCATCCTGCTCGGCAAACATTCGTTGGACATCCTCAACGGTGAATTGCCCCGGTGCTTTCTTCTTGCGGAATTTGTACTGCGAGTTGGATACCCTGACCTGTTCTCGATTCGCTTTCTTCCACGCCGCAGCCCTGGCCTTTTCCCCATCTCGATCGGCGGCATACTTCGCGCGTCTGTACTCCACGAGCTTTTCTGCATTGGCCTCTGCATAAGCCTTCTGCCGATCCTTCACGTAATCGGTGTTGGCCGCGTAATACTCCCGCTGGTAGGCGAGGATCTTTTCACGTCCACGCTGATACTCGACCAGTCTGCGGTACTCGGGGTTGTTCTGCCGAAACTGCCGATGCCACTCCTTCGAGCGCTCTGCATTGTTCGCGTACCACTCGCGCGTCCTTCGTTTGACGCACTCCTTGCATGTGTGCGCGATTCCGGTCTTTGAGTTTTCGCGATAGAAGAATTCGAACGTGTGCGGCTTTTGCAGTCCGCACGAATTACAAATAGCCGAGTGCTGCACTCTGGATAGAATGCGGCATCTCGGCTATAAAGTGAATCACCAAAAGGTACCGTTTTACGGCCTATTTTGGAGGTTTCGGGCTATGCCCCCGAGACACCGAATACGCCATAGAACGAACTCCAGCCACAGCAAAAACGCATCCAGCCTGCCGTCTTCAGCGAGCGGGAATTGAAATCGCGATCGTGGATCGTGTTGAACTTCTCGCGGTCGTACCAGCGAACCTCGCGGTCTTCCTTGGGTCCGAGAATGAACCAGGCGTCTTCGTCGGTGAGGTAATCCCACACGAACAGCTCATCGAACGCCGGCAGGCCAGAGCGCCGTTTGAATGCGTTCACGGTGTTGTTGGCCGTGTCGCCGCGCATGGAGCCGCCGAGTACTTCGATGGCGTTGAATTCGCCTTCGGGAGCGACAACCAGCATCTCGGGCTTCAGACGGATCTTCTGGCCGTTGATGTCGACCTGCTTGCGGAAGCTGGTGAGAGCAAGCTGCAAGCTGTCGATGTCGAGGTCGGCCTGAACGGACAGAGTGTTGCTCTGTGTCCCGCCCGACTTCGGCAATGGGTGATCGGTGGCGAACAGCACTTTGCCGTCCGGTCCCGTGTAGGAGCTGTTAAAGCCCCGGTTGAAGATGAGCGCGGCGATGATCTCGCGCGTCTCCTTCGCCGAGCGGCCGACAGAGCTGGTCAGCTTGTCGATCAGGCTCCACTTGTCGTCATCTACTGCAATGCGGGAAATCTTGAAGCCCAGTCCGTACTGTGCGTGAACATAGGTCTTCGCGAATCCCGGCACGGCGTAGTCGTAGCTGACGTCGGCGCCCTCGGCCACTTCGTTGAAGAGGCCCAGGCCGGAAACTTCGGAGGTCTGCTCAATCGAGCGGGTCGAATTGAGCACGCGGAAAATCTTGGAATACTGCTCGGGGAATCTGTTGTAGCGCGCAAAGATGAGTTCATCGAGCGCCGGCAACATATCCTCCATGAAAAGATCAGGAAATTGAGTGCGAATATGCATCGTTTTTGAGTCCTTTGAAAAATTGCGCTATCCGCGCTCGTTACACTCCCGCCACGTTCGGCAGTAGCCGGTGCTTGTTGAACATCACGACAACCCGCGCGTACTGGCCGTGTTCGTTGTTCGGAACCGCGTACAGCTCGAGAAGCTTCACGTCGAGGGTGGCTGTCGTGTTCTTGCTGGAACCGTCGATCTGGTGCTTGCTGTGCTTGGTTGCCGAGTTGCCCGCCGTGAAGACGAGATTGCAGTTCAAGCCCATGTCGGCGGCATCGAGAGTGCTGCTGTCGCCGTCATCCTGCGCTTCGTACAGAGCGTCGGGAGTGATGTAGACGCCGTGGGTTGTCGCCGTGGATGCGGCGCCGTAGTTCAGCGCGACACCTGTGTAGGTGGTGGTGCCAGGGGTTCCCCCGGCTTCGATGGAGCCGTCAGCGACGCGGTTCACGACATCGTGCCGGAAGATCGCGGTGCCGTATCCGGCTGCCTTCGAGAAGTTGCGGAGCACGGGGACGCCGCCGCTCAAGCAAATGAGCAGTGGGGTCAGACCATGCGGAAAATTATTGTTCGCCATGAGGCGCAGTTCTCCTGTTGTGTTTGCCCGAAAATTTCAGTGCGACCGCTGGAGGGCTAAATAAGTGCGGCTGCGTCTGCCCCGGCGCCGCGAGTAACCCGGATACCGATGGAACCTGCCCGACTTGGGTCGTCGGACGAGACTAAGAGATCGCCTTCGCTGAGCGTGCCGAAATTGCCGCCACTGCGCGAATCGCGGATCGCTTTTTCCTGATCCAGTTTGTGTTGCTCGACGGCAGATTTTAAGCTGTCCGTTGCCAGCCCCTCGTGATACCGTTGCCGCGCCTGCGCGCGTTCTTCCGGCATCGAAGCGAGAAGCATGTTGTTGTACGCCGGGGTATCACCAGTCTTGGGATCGCGCACAAGTTCCCATCTGCGTTTTCCGGCGCGGTGGTTCTTCGAGATGAAGCGATAGCGCTTCCCAGGCTCCTTGTGCTGGCTGATGATCTCCTGCATGGGGTCCACCCCGTCCCACTCGTCGGCGTAGCGCTGCAGCCGCTTGTCCTCGGCATTCGAGATCACTTCCACCATCGGACGCGGCCCCGGCCTGTCGGCCGCTGCCTGCAGAAACTGGTCGGTCATGCGCCAGGAGATAACCTGTTGCACCTGCGGATGCAGATCCTGGACGCGCATCCCGTTCACGGTCCACTCGCTTGCGGGCGGGATCACCTGCGGCTGGCCTTGATCGACGGGCGCGGCAATCTCTTCCTGCGCCTCGACCGGCAGCATCACATCGGGCTCGATCTCTGCGTTCTGTTCTCTACGTCTTGCCATTACCGTCTACCTCCTGAAACCGACACGCCGCGAATGGCGGCCTTGCGATAGCTGTCTTCGGTGATCGGAGCCCCGATCGATTGCAGCCGCGCCACCAGCGCTTTCTGCTGATCCGACAATTCGTCGTTGCCGTCGTCCGAGCGGTCACGCTGTGAGCGGCTGGACTGCTGCGAGCGCACTCGGGTGAGCCGCGTCTGCTCGGCATCGTCATCGGCCTGAGTGCGGGTCTGCCGCGTCCGCGGTGCCGGTGTATCGGCTTCTACTTCGAGATCGACAGCGGCCAGCTTCGCCGCGCGCTCGATGAACACCGAGCCCTTCTTGGCGATGACATCCTTCGGCAAGCCTGCGGTCAGCTCGTTGTAAATCTTGGCGGTCGCTTTGAACAGCGGGGTATCCGGCTTTTTCAAATCCGGGTAGGTCGCGAAAATCTGCTGTTCGGTGGTGACCTTCTGAACGGCCTGTTGAATGCGCGCATCGACATCGCGGGTCGAAGCGAAGCCCATCTTGCGGATGGCTGCATGGACGCGCTTGGCATCGTTCGATCCCACGGCATCGGCCAGATCCTCGTCGATCTCGGGAACGGCGTCCTCTTCGGGCTGTTCCTCTTCGGCCTGCTGCTGCGCCTGGTGCTGCCGCCAGTAGGCGGCCTCTTCTTTGGTTTCCTTCAGCTCGTTCTTGAGAGCTAATAGCTCCTCGCGAATCGCAGCCGTAGGGTCCGGTTGCTGTTGCGGTTGTTGTTCGTTTTCCATTGGTTAGTTGAGAGAAAAAATCTTTTGGCCGTGCGGAGTGCCGGCGTACATGTCGCTGCGCTTGCGCTCATAGGCGTCCGAGCAGGGGATGCAGAGAAACTGAATGATTCCGTCTTTGTGGTGAATCGCCATCGGCACGTTGCCGGATGGGTCGAGCGCGGCAAGGTCCGCGTAGCTGCGGTCGCACTCAAAGCAAAATGCGGGCGCCTCGCCCGTGGCGCAAAACCGCTCGTATGCGGTCGAGCGCGTGTGATAGCACGCATGGCAGAAGCCCAGGGTCGGCGAGAGTACGAATTCCTCAACCGGCCGGAACTTGGAGCACATGCGGCAGCGGGGCTGCAGTCGTGCAATGTTCATGCGGAGCTTTAGGTGCCCCACATGGCGGCCAGCGGGCTTATCAGCTCACGGCCTGCGCTGAGGATCTTCAGCAGTAGTAGTGCCACGCCCGGAGATCACCCGCGGGCGGGGTACGCTTAGTCAAGATGGCTGACAGACCCAAGAACGGCGACGAGTTCGACGACGAGGATGACGACAGCGACGACGACTAAATGGCGATACGCCTGTGTCCGGTCAAGCTCGTGCAGAGGGAGATCCCCCTAAACCTCGTAATCGTGGGCGTAGATAGCCCATTTCTGTAATCCGCCGAGCGAGCTGCGGATCAGCGGGCGTTCCTCGAAGTACATCGGCGGCTGTGGAGTGAGCCTGCCCGCGCCGCGCCTGCCCATGAGCTGCGCGATGCGCTTCTCCTGTTCAGGCCGGTTCAGCTCGCGATGCTTCCATAGAAACTTGTCGTCTTCGGCGCGGTCCTTGTCCCCGCACTTCAAGCTGCAGTATTTGTACTTCCAGGGGGTGCGCGTGAACGGCTGCTCGCAAAAGGCGCACAGAACCTGCTCGGCGGGCAGCATACGTCATTTAGTGGCGGTCGCCCTCGCGGTTTCGCAGCTTGGTCAGAATCTCCTGCCTCATCCGTTCGGCCAGCTCCTGCGCGTTGCGCCAGGTGCGGGCGGTGGCCTGGATCGCGGGCAGATCGGCGCCGCTACAGACCATCAGCTTTTTCATTTCGCGCTCGATCTCGGCTTCCATCCGCAGCGACAGCATCTCCCAACCCTCGGAGTTCTGCAGCTCCTCGAGCCGGTCGACCGCAAGCCGGTCCTCGGGCGTGCGCAGCGCTTTCAATCCGCCTCTTCTCCCGCGCGCTTGAGACATCGCAGCTCCTCGCGCTCGAAGAACGCGGACGCGGCAATCTTGTGGAACCGGATCTCAGCCTGAAAGCCGTCCGTCCAGGTGATCTCGCCGGTTTCCTCGCCGAAATACCCGCCTGCAACGATTACCTGATCGCCCACCTGCATCCCTAACGCCTTCATGCTGCCATCCCGGTCGGTACCGGCATCCCTCCCGGCCCCATAGGTGTCTGCTTGGCGGCCGGTTGCTGCGGTTGCTGTTCGCCGCCGCCCATTACAATCGGGTCCGTCATGGGATCGCCGGGCATTACCGCCGATTGCTGCACGCCGCTTACCGCGCTCTGCTGCGCCATGCCTTGAGCCATGCCCTGCACCATCGCGAGCATCATGCGCTTCTGCTGCCGCTGCACGATGTGCGCGAGTATGTGCTCCTGGAGCTGCGCGATCGCCATTGCGTTGGGAGCCTCGGCTGCGAGCGCTTCCCGCATCCGCTGCTGGTGATCGAGGATGTGCAGATCGTCGTTGTCTGCCGGATTTACGAGTACTTCTTCGCCCTGCAGCATCATGGCGAACTCTTCGCTCGGTCGCTTCGGCAGCCCCAGGTCTGGTGGCTCCGGGATCACGTCGCGCAACAGGTTGTCGCCGAATGCCTTCGATACCTGATCGAGACAGACCCATAGAGCGCGCGGGTTGGTGGCTACCAGCGGGTTCGTCACCCGGACCTGGTACAGCTCGATCGCTTCCTGCTTCTTGGCCTGCTTGTCGGTGGCCGAGGTTGCGAACTTGATAGCGAAGTCGTAGCGTCCGAAGCGCTCGTCTTCGGTCAGATAGGCGCCGCCGTCCTGCGTCTGGAACAGCCCTGCGGCATCTTCCTCGGTGACACGGAAGAACATCAGCTTGGGCGCATACATCGCGCACAGGTCCCAGAAATGGTCGAGGATGCGGCCCCAGTCCTCGCGCAGCGAAGCGGTATCGAGCGATGCCCGGATGTCGCCTTCGCTCAACAGCGCGAGTGTCTGACGGGCGGTGCGGGGAGCGTTAGGCTTGTCGCTCGCGCGCCCCAGGTTCATGTCGTTCAGCCCGGTGACGTTTTCCGCGTACTTGGTGACCGTCTGCTCCTTCAAAACCGGGTATTCCATGTTGGCTTTGAAGTCGACCACGTTGATGGCCTGCGGATTGTCCACGCAGTAGCTGGTTCCCGGTGTGTACTCAAACGTCTGCGGGTCAAAACCGCTGGCCTGCGTGTAAAAGATCACGGGACCGACAGAGAGCTTGCCTGCGCGATCGCCGAGCGCGTGGTTGCGCGTCAGCTCGATCTCAGCCTTGTCCAGCAGCTCGCCGAAACCGGCAGACCAGTAGGAGCCGTCTTTGACCAGGGACGCCTCGACGATCGGCCTGCGGTGCTTCTTGAGCGGATACATCGCGCCCAGGTCCTGCACGCCGATCACTTTGTGGAGCGCGGGCAGGTAATAGACAACCAGGTCGCGCTCGAACTTCTCCCGGCGCGACAGGTTCTCCTCCGTCGCATCGCCGCGGCCCTTGAGCATCCGCCACTTGCCGTACCATGCGATAACCTGCAGCGTGCCCTTGGCCGACATGGAGCCGTCGTGGATCACGCCCTCGATCGAATCCTTGGCGGCCTGGATCTGCGACTCGTCCGCATCGCGGCTGCGTCCCTGCACGGCCGCATTGACCAGCTCGGGAAACATCTCCTCGATGCCCTGATAGGTGATGCCGTCGTCTTCGAGCAGTTGATCCGGGGTCGCGTTGAACTTCCGGCAGACGAAGCTGAATTCCTGGATGGAGTTCACGTCTTCGGCGGGGACGATGATGTCATCCGGCCACAGGTTCTCGAAGCCCGGTCCTTCGTAATGCACGGCTTCCACTTCGCTGCCATCGATGGTGGGAATCCGGAACGTGTCGCGTTCCCAGGTGCTCAATGCGAACGCGCGGCCGAACAGCGTCTTGCGGAAATTGAAGATCGACGCCTTGGTGATGAGCTTCATGTGCTCGAACACCAGCCACGTCATGAAGCGCGAGGCTTTCTTGGTGTTGCGGGCGTCTGACGGTCCTATCGGTGTGGCCGTGATCTCGGCGTCGTCGCCGAACAGCGCACCGTGCTCTTTCGCCCACTTCGCGAATACCTGCCACTGCGTCAGCGGCACCAGATACCAGTCGGACGGCAGCAGCTCGGTCGAACCGCGCCAGCGCTTGTACATCTGGGTGAACCGGCGTACGCGCGTGGTGTGGTCATCGATGGCCGAGCGGAAATCCGTCTGCACACGCAAGGCAAGCCGTGTCTTCTCGTTCTTTGAGAGCTTCAACTGCGGTGCAAACGCGGGCGCGAGCAGCTCGCGGTCAATCTGGGTGGTATCGATCATTTGCTTTTCTTGAGTGCCCGTCGCCGCTGCGCGGTGGCCCGTGCGTGGCGCGTAGGCTGGAATTCGATGTGTCCGTCAACGATCCGGAAATTGACTGCGTGAATCAGGCCGCAGTCGCAGCAGGCGAGCCGGTAGCCTTCCTGCTTCGGGCGGACCCACTCACCGTCAGTGATCTTGGGATAGGAGTACTTCACGCCGCTGCTTTCTCCAGCGGCTTCACCGTGCGCTTGCCGTCCTGCGTCTCGGTGACGAACTTGGCGCGTTCTTTCTCGTCGGGGATCAGCGCATCGACATTTCCGAGCGTGATGGTCGCTCGCGACAAAAAAACCGGCTGACTCAGCTTTTTGATGAGTCCCGGCATATCGGTAATCGCCCGCTGCTTCCTGCAGGCTGAGACGGAGACGGCGCCGGCATTGCCCTCGACCATCACGGTTGCGTCTTTGGCCGCCGTCACCACTTCCGGAAAGGCGAGGATGAGTTTTTCCAAAACCGCGAGACGGGCGAATTTGGGGTCCAAAAGCGACGTTTCCGCGCTCAGACGGACGAATTCATCGACAATCTCGACGGGTGTCAAAATTTTGACAGCGGGCTTTTTCTTCACAGTCGGTACGGACTTTCCGGCGCGGGTCGCGCGCCTCTCTCAGCCGGTAATCGCCTTTGGCCGTACTGCTGTACAGTCATCTGCGGCGCGGTGTGGGCTTTCTTCTGAAATCCAAGGGCAGTACGGTCAGGTGGTTGCGTGCGAATGCCGATCACGGCAAGCGCAAGCGCAATTACCTCGTCGTCGTGGTCGCCATCGGCCGCTTCCTGCTTGCCGTCCGGTTTGCGGACGAATGACAGGCACTCGTTCAAGGTGATCGAATCGACGATCATGATGCCCATCTGCCGGATCTCGATATCGAGCGCGTCGATCAACTGGACTTTGGTGGTCGCGGTGTTCTTCCATCCCAGGTCCTGCAGCCGGTTGAAGGCGTCGGCTCTGAACTTCTCGTCGGGTTGCGGCCTGCGGTGGTAGATGAGTCCTGTCGGGTAGCCCTCGCGCAGAAGCTGCTCCAGGAAAGCGATTCCCGGCCCGTTGGCTTCAGGCACCAGGTAGGCCCAGTTGAACCACTCGGCCAGTGCCGCCGTGTACTCGGCAAACACGCCCGGTTCAATGCGGCCGCGCAAACGTGCGACCTGTTCGCCGGTGTCGCCGTCGAGCACGTTGGCAACGCTGTAGTCGGGATCGTTGGCGCTTACAATGCCGTCGCCGGCATCGATGCCCTCGGCCACGTCGATGCCGATTACGTAGCGCTTGTGCTGTGCGGGCTTTTTGTAAACTGTCAGCGCGCCGCGGGCGTCTTCATTCGGCCGGAACACCAATTGCGTTCGAATGCCGATCTGCTCGCGGTGCAGCTCGCCCACCAGCTTGTCGCCCTTGATCGGCATCCGCGACAGAGCTTTGTGGTCGAACCTCGGGCGGCCCGAGTAGAGAAACGCCTCTTCCGGTGTTGCCGGATACTCCTGCTTGAACTTGTCGACATCGTTGCCGCAGTTGGTTTTGATGCACCAGCGGCGCCAGTGCAGTTGTTCGAGCGAGAGCGTGAAGCGCGTCTGCAGCTCGCGTTCTTCTCTTGAGAGACTGGCCTGAAACGCCGCGCGGTCCGTGATCGGGCGCTGATACGCCGGGTGCTCCCACCAGCCGAAAAACAGCGGTATCCACTCCGAGCCCGACGACGGGTCGGTCGCCTCCTGCCACCGCTGGTAGAAGTCGCCGCCCTTGCCGTTGGCGGTCGACTCGATAATCACGATCGACTCGGGATCGTCGGGCACGGTCTGCATCAGGCCCGTCATGAGGGTCGAGGCATCGCGCCAGAAGGCGTATTCGGACAGGTGCAGGTAGTTCAGCGAGAACGAGCGGCCCGATTCGAGATTGTTCGCGCTCGCGACACGGATGTAGCTGCCGTTTTCCCACTCGATCATCCCCGCCGCGCTTGCGGAACGCTTGCGCTCGGGCATGGGCAGCTTGTTCTGAAACGGCTGGTACGTCGACTCGAAGGTGTCGTAGTAGCCGAATATGTTGGTCGCGGCGGTCTTGTCGTGCGCCACGATCATGGCGCGGCGGCCCGCTTTAAAGGGAACGCGATGGATGAACTGCGCGGCGGTCGCGGTCGACACCATGACCTGCCGCGCTTTGAGGAAGATGATGCGGGCAGGCTTGCCCTGTTCCTTGCACTTCTGGATGGCCGCGTTCAGCTTGATCTGCGCCGGCTGCATGACGAAGGGAACAAGCTCGCCTTTTTTGGCGCGGACGGTCAGACACTGCTCCGCAAACGCCTTGTGATCGAGAAAGGCTGCGTGAAACTGCTTGAGCGCGTCGTCCTGTTCCGTCATGCCGCCTTCGGGAATATGTCGGAGAACACTTCGAGCTGCAGCACGTCCCTGCGCCCGTAGCGCGGCTGAATGCGCTGATGCTGGCGGATCTTCTGAATCGCGGTGGTGTGGATCTGGGTAACGCGCGTCGCGCACACGCCCTGCGCTTTCGAGCGTCCGTTCGACAGGCGCTTGCCAATCTCTTCCTGGGTGAGTTCCTGTACGTAAATTCCGTGGATCACAAAACGCTCGCGAGGGGTGAGGATTTCAAGCATTCGCGCCACCAGGTCGGGAGCTTCTCGGCCTTCGGCGTAGATCGCCTCCGGGGAATGGCTTTGCGGTGCGTGGTGCGTGTCTTCTTCGGGCAGCGTCTCTGCGGTCAGCTCGCGCCAGTTGCCCCGGCGCACGCTGTTGAGCATGGCGAAGCGCACCTTGAAGCGCGCCCACTGCTCGAAATCGCCCTTGGATTCGTCAAAGCTCTCGGCCGCCTGCAGCAGTGCGAGCTGTCCTGCGCTGCGCAGGTCGTCGACATCGACGGACGGCGGCATCCGGCGCAGCAGTTTCCGGGCTTCTTCGGCGACCACTTCGATGTAGGCGGTCACCAGCGCGTCACGCTTGGCGTTGGCCGGTGTCGTGGGCGGCTGCGGCGGCTTGGGGAACTTGGGGAAGGGAAGAATCTTAGCCACCGATCACCGCATTCCAGGAGCGAACGAGGAACAGGCAGTAATCGAGGAACAGCGCGTTGCGCTGTGCGATCTTCTGGCGGCCGAGAATTGGCGATACGCTCCGTTTCGCAAGCGGGTCAATCAGGAGGTGCTGTGCCGGAATCATGCCGCGTCTCTCGCGCGGATCGCCGCCTCGATCTCATCGAGGGTCAGCTTGCGGTCCGCGGCTTCCTTGGGCTTTTCTGCCGGCGGCCTGCCTGCCTGTAACAGCGCGATGAGCGTCTTGACCGCAGCCAGCCGCGCGTAATGATCGGGAACCTCGCGGATGATGGTCTGCTTCTCGCCGTCCTCGTCGGTGAACTTGATGGCCGCGTTCTTGTTGTCCATCGCGCCGAGCGCTTCGCCGATGACATCCACCGAGCGCGCGAACGCCTCCGACAGCCGCTCGTGCTCGGCATCGACCAGATGCGCGATGCGCTGCCGCACTTCAAGCGAATTCGCCAGCTCGCTCGTCCAGGACCGTGTGAGCTTCTCGCGTCTGGCGATCGCCGTTACCGTCTCGCCTGCGACCACAGCCGCGGCTATGCGCTCCCGGCGCGCCTCGACCTGTTTGGTTTTTGCGGGCTTGCCCGCTGTTTTTCCCATGAAGCAAAAAGGAACGCGCGAGGGGATGGTCAGAAGTGGAGATGAGTGCCCCTCTCGCGCGTTTTGTTGTGTGTCTAGTTAATCAGTCGGCGGAAGGGCGGGACTTAGCTCTAAGTGGAAACCTGAAGTACGCCGGAAAAGAATCTGCGCAATTTCCTGGACAGCTTTAGTACCGGCATTGCACCATGGCTGCATGGCTACTCAAACCAAGAATCGCAAGGCAACCAAGAAGACAGGCACACAGAACCGTGCTGCAAAGAAGAAGCCCGCAGGATCGGGCGCCGCTACCGGCAAGAAGAAGTCGAGCGGTACCGCAGCCAAAAAGCGGAAACTAGCGCCGCCCCGTGCTCGAGATACCTCCATCGGGCAAGGTGCGGGAGTGTCGGCGCGATAGCAGGTCGCTGGTGTTTCCCTTGGACAACACGCGCATGGCTTCGCGGTAGGTATTCGAGTGGCGGCGGCGCCGGGAGAACGCCGCACGCGCACACCAGCCGAGAGCGAAGAAGAACAGCCCAAACGCCAAAACCCAGAGCGAGAGCACGATTACAGGCTCCACTAGTCGAGCCCTCCGCAGATTGCCTGCAAGGTGGGATCGAGTGGCTCCGTATCGAGCGACACGCCGTCCTTGCAGCGGTGCCACACGCTCGGGCGGATCTCGGTGCCGCAGAACGGGCAGCGGTTGAATGCCGGGTTCGTGGAGAAGTACTCGAAGGCTTTCGTTTCGTCGTCGCGTGTCCACTCACAGCGCGTCGGCGGCTTGCGCTTCGCCATCACTGCACCCTCGCCGTCGCTAGCGGCAGCTCCATCGTCGGCTGCAGGCTGCCGTGTTTGAGCATCAGCACCTTGGCTTCGATCGCCAGCGCGATGCACTCGTCGTGGAAGCGGTACTCGTGGTCGCAGTCCTCCCGATCCGGCCACATCCGCACGCAGATATTGTCGTAGCCGTCTTCGTCGAACGCCGGGATCACCAGCCCGCACACCGAGCACAGGCAGGCGGGGTCGCCTTCATCGGGCGAGTCCTGGAACGGGGTGAGCAGGATCATTTGACACGCTCCCGGCGCCGCTGCTGCAGCTTCTGCTCGCGCTCGATCAGCGCGCGGGCAGCTATCGCCCATGTCAACTTCTCGATCTCGGTGAGTTCCCGCCCATAGTCAGCCAGCTTGCACTCGCGCTCGTTCAGACTTCGAACCCGCTCCCCTTCGCCGGATCCATTCCGCGGTCGGTACACCGGAGTGCTCCTTTCCGCGCAGCCACGCCATCCACCCGACTACACGCTGAGAAAGAAGCCGAAAACAGCGCGCGGGCGTAGCTGCGCAACCCGATCATAGGGCGGAACTTATCGGATTACAACGATTGCACGAAGGACTATTGCGCATAGTAAAAACCATTGCTTGAAGTAATACTTTGAACCATTGAAAGAAGCGATGGTCCTTCCTTATTGATTGGCACTTTTGAAACCCAATCCCTCCGGTTGTTTCGATTTTCTGTCTTGCTGATGACGGTTGTTGTTGTTTCGCAGGCAGAACGGAATCCAGGAAGGCAACAACGCACGCGCACTGCCACTGAGCGCACGCTAAACCGCGTTGAGCAGACACACCTTCGGCTCAGGTTCACTCCAGAACACCGATTTTTTGGGGTTTTACCCGGCGCGCGGTGGCGGCCGGATGACGGCTTCGTACACGTCGGGCTCGTCGCGCCGCAGTTTGGCGAGCAGGCTCTCGCGCTCGGCCGCCGATGCGCAGGCGGCGAGCTCGGCCTGCGCGGTTCTGACTGCTTCGCGCAGCGCCTTGGCCGCCTGGTCCCGCCATTTGTTGCACTCACCCGGCAGAAGCTCGATCACGACAGTGCGGAACCACGCCGCGTTGTAGCTGCGCTTGGGTTGCTGCCGCTTGCCCGCCCGCCCGACGAGATACCTGATGTTGGCGTCGGTCAGTTTGTAGCCGAGCTTTGCAGCCGTCGTGCGCCAGTCGCGGATGATGCCCTGCACGTAGCTGTCGCTGCTGCCGACATACCCGTCGATGAACGCCAGCAGCTCCTCGGAAAACTCTACCGTCTCGGCGACGGCTTCGCCGGTTTCCGTGCCGGCGACAAGGGCATCCTCGTGGGCAGTGGGTTGGACTTCGAATCGAATTGAGTAGCCTGCTGCGGCGGCTTGCTCATAAACCTGTGGGTAATCCGCCCGCAGACAGACAAGAGTCGCTTCATCGGGAACGTAGACATCAAGGGTTGAACCGTCGATCGCTTTCAGGTGCGTGCGCCTGATCCAGTTGCGCCATGCCTCTTTCGACATGCTCGATTTCAGGCTCTGCTTGATCGCGTCCCAAACGGTCGGTGTTATCGGAGCAGACGGCGACGGAATGTTCGTCTCGGTGTGGGCCGCAACCGCCGCCGCCTGCCCCTCTCCCGGTCGACCGTAGATTGCAGGCAATCCATCGATCTCCCAAGCTTGAAAATCATCCGGCGTCAAAAACCGCTTGCCACGGCCGCGCGTCCACGGTTGGCCCTTCCCAAACTTCAGGTCTTTGGCTATCGCCGGATCGTCGCGCCATGCGGCCTGCACGCTGTCGTAGTAGGGCAGGTAATACGTGGTCTTCACACGGTTGCCTGCCTGCTCGCCGCGCATCCGCCGTATTCCCTCGCTGTTGGTGATCGGGTTCCAGGGCGCGATGACCTTGTGATAGATCAGCTTGCCAATAATGCGCGACAGGCGTGATTCGCTGTAGCCGGTGATCCGGCGCAGGTCGCGCAGACTGAGAGTCACCGTGTCGCCCTTCTCCAGCCGCTTGCCGTGCTTCTTCGCCACGTCCTTCATGGCGCGGTAGACAACACGCTCGGACTCGGACAGAACATCGAACTGCCCTTGCCAGCGGCCACCATCGTCCACGTTGATGCAGGGTCGAGGACGCGGCCAGTAGCGCGCCGCCGCAGACCACACGCCCGCGGCGATGCGCTTGAGTTTCAGGTTCTGCAGGAGCGGGGTGGCTTTCTTGACGTACCAGGGACCGACAAGGCCGTACTCTTCAAGCAGCGGTCGTGCAGCCGTTGCCTGGGTCACAGGCTGGCCGCCGATCTATCGGTGGGTGCGCTGTACGTTGGCCCGAGAGAAGGCATGGCGTGTTTTCGCTTGAAACTCCGCTGCCTTCTGCGACATCATTGGATTGCACAGCAGACCCTTCGGGGCGTTGCTGTGTTCCTGTCGTGTAGGCGTGACGGGTTGTTGCGGGTAGAGTCCGCGGCGGCCCTGAGAGCGCGTCCCGCATGGCGGGAAGCCCTCACTTTGATGGGCGCATAATATGCCAGTTATCGGAGGCATAGTGAGGGGGGTTGGTGAGACAACCTCCCTTAAGCTCACTTCCGATAACTCATAAAGAGTCAACTCCGCCCCACGTTCACGTTCCGTGAGCGAAGCAAGAAAAATCTCCTCTGTGTTCGACCTTTCGCGATCGGTTTGTCGTGCGGTTGTGGGCGTCAGCTCAAAGACTCCACTGAACAGGAACTATCGCGCGGCGGCCCCGGTTCAGTAGGCGGTTTTGGTGCCGCCTCGGAGCCGCCATCGCGCAGCTTTTGCCCTCGCGGGCTCAGATCGCAGGCTGGCCGGCCTGCAACCGTCGAAAAGTTTACGCCAATGGTCGGGTGCATTGCAACTACCCAGATACTCGAGAAACGCATTTCAGAAATCCGATTGAAATACGCACTAATTGAATACACTTTCCTGAGCGGAAAGGCAAGCCCAGTCAACAGCCTAGTTACCTGCCCAGGTGAAAAGTGTCATGATTCCAACCAGAGGGCCGCGAAATTTCCTTCCTTTAGGCGGCAAGTCTTTTACTCGTCGGTAAACTTCGAGTCTCCCTGGCGGGGAAACACGCAGTCGTGGTCCTCGATCCCTGCCCCCCCCGAAAAGTGTCGGTTTTTGTCGGTTTTCAGGTGCGCTCGCGCGTCCCGAAACCGCTGCTGCGGCCTGCGCCCACTGGGTCTTGCTGCTGCTGGCCGTAGGGAACACCCTGCTGTAGAACCTGTCCCTGCTGTTGGAGGTAGGCTTCGGACCAGGCGCAACCGTCGGCGATGATCTGCTGCCGGTCCGCGGTCGAGAGTTTGCCGAGGTCGGCGCCGTGGTTGTGATACTTCAGATCCATGATCCGGGTGATAAAGAACGCGTCCAGGATTGCACGCGTGTGAAGGTTGAACTGCTGTTGCTGGTTTTCCATGCCCCCACTGTCGCAGGTTATGGATCGAAGCGCGAGATTTCGCTCGTCATGGAACTGGTGGCACTTGCCGCAGTAGCGGTTGAGCACATCGTCTGGATGGAAACTCCGCAGGCACGGGTGAGCTGCCGGTGATTCGGGACGGCAAGCGCACGCGCATCCGCCCGCGGGATCTGAGGGCGCTGTGAAGGACGTCCGCTTGAGTGAGACGTTCAATCCGTACCATCTCCGCACCGCCGTTGAGCGCTACCGTCGGGTCAACGCCGAGCGCGAAGCTGCCGATGCGCGTGTGCGTGACGAGCTGGCGGCTTGGGCGGGAACGACGCGCCAACGCGACGTAGCGAACGCCCTGGGAATCTCGGCGCAGTACCTGAGCGATGTGCTGAACAATCGCCGAGGTTTGAGCGCGGATTTGGTCGAGCGGATCGAACGCGCGGCAGCCGATCCGGGAGTGAGTTGTGAAGTACGGGAGTCGAAGGCGCACCGACGATGACCCACAAGCCCGGCTGACTGCTGACGGTGCTGACGGTGCTGACGGTGCTGACGGTAGTTTCAGCTTCCACCGTTGCCTGCCCCGGCATACTCAAGGCATCAATAGCGCATCCGCGCGCAGGGGAGCGACGGCACGCAGGTCGCGCCTGCCTCATGAGCCGCCGCATCGAGCATTCGAATCACGTCCTCCAGATTCACTGTGCCGCTCGCCGTGTCGAGTGCGTCCACGTCGAACCACAGATCGAGCACGGGCACGTACTCGTCTTCGGTGCGGCGGTCATCAATGACCTGCAGGCCAGCTTCGCGGTTCTTCATGGAACACATGGCACTTGCCGCAGTAGCGATTCTTCACATCATCCGGGTGGAAACTTTTCAGGCCGCAGTGCAGGCAGCGGATGAAGTCGCCCTGGTCGGTGGTGCCGATCTCGTAATGCTCGGTGATCTTATGCATCCGCTCGCGGTCCCACGTGTACGCCATCGCCTCCAGGGTAGGCTATTTACTCGATCTCCGCACTGAGTATATAGTTCTGAACATGACAAAACACGCTGAACCGGACCTGTCCGCATGGCCGGAACGCCACCAGGCGGCCGAGCTGCTCGGCATCTCCCGCGCGACTATGGATCGCTGGATACATGACGGCAAGGTGCAGACCGCGTACAGGCCGCGCAACGGCCACAAGCCTGCCATCGTCGTCAACCCGGCCGATGTGGAGCGGCTGAAACCGCCCGTGGTTTCGACGCCGGCATTCGTGGAAAAGTTTTCAGCGCTCGGCGCGCAGCTCGCGCCTCACCAACAGGTCGCGGCGATCTCGGAATGGTCCGCATCGCTCGCCGAGAAGCTGGCCCGTCTGAGCGCGATCTACGGCGGTAAAACCGAGAAGCTCCTCACCATCAAGCAGGCCGCGCAGCAAACCGGGCTCACGCAAGCCTACCTGCGGTACCTGATCGAGAGCGGCGAGCTGCCGGTGATCCGCGACGGGCGCCGCACGCGCATCCGGCCGCGGGATCTGAGGGCGCTGTGATGGACAGCAACATCGAGGTACAGATCACCGACTGGAAAGAGTTTCACTGCTTCCGGCTGCTGCTGACGCCGCGCAACGCCGAAGGCCAGCAGATCGAAGTCATGCTGCACGCCACAGCTTTGGTCGACCTGATTGAAAAGTGCTCGACAGCCTTGTGCAAGTGGCAGTATGAAACCACCGGCTACCTGATCCAGCAGAAGACCGGACTGTCTGAAGAGGAAGCGCGCCGCCGTGGGTTTATCGCATGAGTGAGACGTTCAATCCGTACCATCTCCGCACCGCCCTGCTGACGGTGCTGACGGTGCGACAGCTTGACAGGCAACCCATGTCAAGCAGACTTGACCGCGCGCGCAGGGGAGCGCCGGGAGGGTCGAGAGAGGCGGGGTTTGGGGGCAAATTTCGCATCCGCGCAATAACCCGTAGCACGAATGGAAATGCCTGGGTGGGACATCACAAAATTGTGATATTCGGGTCTAAGTGACTGAAAACAGGGGAAAGGCTGTTACAAAACGGACCGCTTGTTTAACGCTGAAATAGGTCCGCCCGGGTGAGTGGTTGCAACGCGGATCAGGCCGCCTGGGAGGAGGCTTTTTTAACAGCGTTGAGCACGGTGACGTAGGAAACGCCCAGTGCCTTGCCGATTTCCCGGTAGCTCGATCCGGCCCGGTGCATCTCGAGAGCGAGGTCGCGCCGGAATACTCGAGCTGGTCGGCCGCAGTGCTTGCCTTCCCGCTTGGCTCGTTGGACGCCGGCCTTGGTCCGCTCGGAAATCCGGATTCGCTCCTGTTTGGCGATCCAGGCCGAGATAGCCAGCATCAACTCGCCAGCCGGTCCCGTGGTCCTGAAATGGGCTTCGGTGAACGACTCGAATTGAACGCCGTAGGAATTCAGGCGCCGGATGTGCTCGAAGGCTTCATAGACACCCTCACGGGTGAGCCGATCCAATGACCAGACCAGCACGATATCGAAGCGCCGCTGCGAGGCATCGGTGAACAGCCGTTTGAAGCCGTCCCGGTTGGTGTGCTTGCCGGTGATGTGGTCGATGTACTCGCCGATCACTGACCAGCCCTGCCGCTCGCAGTACTCATGAAGCTGGAAAACCTGGTTGGCCGTGTCCTGGCCTTTGCCCTCGGTGGAAACTCGGGCGTAGATCGCCACGCGCGTCTGTTTTTGCACTCGCCTGCTATTCGCCATCAGGACGGTTTTCGCTGAGTTTCGGGAAGCCGCGAGATTAGTTCACCGATGGCGCTGACGAGTTTGTCCACGCGCTCGTTCGCATCCTTCTGTGAGGCGGTGAGTGCCGCAATCTGAGCATCCGTGCGATTTTGCGCTTCCCCGAGCTGCCCGATTGCCTTCCAGATCCGCTGATGGTCCTCCCAGTTTTTTGCCTGGGACTCCATCATCAGTTTCATTGCTGCATTGAGCTTGTCGATTGGCGAGTCGCCATTCGGGGGTGTCATCGCGCCCTCACTTTCCACATAAGTTTGCGCCGCCCGCGTGCAGGCTTCTCGGCAACTTCATTGCCGTCCTGGTCGGTTACCCGTGCGGACAGCCGCAGCGGGTTGTCCCAGGCGGCCAGCCACGCATCGATGGCTTTACGTGTGGGCGCGCTGTGTTGCTCGCTTGCGCCTTGAGCGTTGTGCACGGTGATTGTGTACATCACTTCTTCTTGCTGCCCCATCGCGCCAGTGCCGCTGCTTTCGCGATCTCCTTGCGCCTCTTCCCGGACAGCGCCGCCGCCCTCGCTGGCCCCCCTTTGCGTCCCATCGCCGCCGCCGCCGCGCTCACCTCCGGGTCCACTGCCGGCTTGTCTTTCATCGGTCACGATTATAACTCCTCCTTTTCGTTAAGCATGTTTACCTCACGTTTAAGCATAGTTGACATAAATGCTTGACGTCAAGCATACTAGAGGCAGCAGTTTAATTTTTTCGGAGGTTCCCAAATGGAACAGTACAAGCAGTTGATGGCAGCCGCGAAGATCCTCGCCACTGCCAGAGTCGCCGTCGGAAAGGAAGACGGCTGGACAATCTCACCCGCGTGGAGTCTGTTGAACAGCGCCCACGCCTACATCACCAAGCAAGCTAATGAAGCGCTGCGCGGCCCGGATTGCGACAGCGATTATGCGTTCGACGCCGAGCGCAGGATCGACAGCGTGGGGGTGCTCCGTGCCAGCAGCTAACGGCAGGTCGGCGCAGTCCGACATCCTCACCTTCGACGCCAACGTGCCCTACGAGCTGGCCGTGAAGTATGCGACGGGCAGAGAAACCTCGAACGGGCGTGTGATGTTCTCGACCACGGACGAAGAGGTTTTCTTCGTCGATCCCGAGGACGCAGCCGTGATCGAGAATCAGCTTTCGAACCTTGGCATCAAACCGTACCAGCGCTTTCGCATCATGAAGCGCGTGATCGGCACGGGACGCAAGGCGGAATCGAGCTTTGTGGTCGCGCCGTGCCAGTCCCAAAATGGAACGGGCGCCGGATCTCAGCCGACGCCCGATCATGCTCACAGACCTTCGCCCCCCGTTCAAGGAGCATCCAGTCAGTCCCAGG